CGATTAGCTTAACACCCTTCAGTAAGTCGACTTCAGACAAGGACTCGTTCTCGCGAGCTAAAACCTTATCGACTTTGGAGATTCTAACACTTTTAACCGGTGTCATCAACGACGGTAAGAACTTTTCAGAATTTGACAAATTAATGAAATCATTGACATTGACCCTACTCTTAACTACTAATGCCATCTAGAAACAACGAACTAAACAACACTTTATCAGACAAGGATTTAACCAAACTTTTATAAACAAACGAACCAGGAGGGGCGGTCTTATGAACCTCCCCTACAGCATCGTCCAACTGCCCGTAATACGCACAGTTGTTCAATGAACTAGCAACATCACATAGAGATCTCCTGAACTCCTCTAAGTGCTCTCTATCCTTGATGTGTTTAGCACCGAGTTTAGATATCAACTTCAGAGGATCATAATACACAATGCAGCCTCTATCATGATGTATGACGTACCTTCCACAGAAGTACCCATATGTTTTTCTGTACAGTTTTGCTTCGAAGTTCCACATCAAATTCGCACATTGCTGCACGTCTGGAAGTTCACAACCCTTCGGGAAATATAGCAAGCTATCATCTCCGCAAAACGCACCTTTGATTGCCTTATCCATGGGTAACATTGAGGCCAAACAGGCGGCAATTATCACAGTGTTTCCAATAAATGTAGTCACGTCGCCACTTTTCCTTTGGTACCACAAGCAAGTTTTAATACCTGCGGTGTAATCTTTTAAAGTGGTCTTCCTGTGACCCTGCTTCCACACTTCCGCCAGAAAATCTTCAAAACCTAGCCTTCTCCAGATTTCATACTCTACAGCACAGTGGAACTCATTTTGAGACTTATCATACTTTGAAATATCTAACTCCAGTATATCCATTGGAACATGACTGTCGAGGTCTGAAAAGAACTCTTCAATCTGCTCCGGAGTTTTTCTTGTGAAGAAGAGAAATCTACTTGAGTCCACACTCTCTAACAATTGTCTTGTCAGCTCACTGAACAAAGGCCCGAAGATTGCGTTGATCTTTTTTGAGTGATACACAATCGTTTGCAGCGCCGGATACTCTGTCTGAATAGACAAATCCAACTTCTGCTTGGCTGTGCCTTAATCATGTGCCTATACTGATCAACGGCAGGTAGGTCGACAAAGTCAAAATCAGTCAATTGACCGATCGTGACCTGCTCTTGTTTCGCTAACCATCTATTGAGAGACTCCCTACAAAACATAGAAACATTTTTATTTGGTTTTCTTTTTTCTTTTAACATATAGCTACTAAAAAACTTGTCAACTACAAGTGATGCAGTATTCTCTATGTCCACAATCCCAGACAGTTCAGGGGAATTAAAATTCCTCTTGATCATAGCCACTAAGTTTTCCAATAGTCCAGTCTGGCGAGGCATTTCTGCCGCCGTTCGTACCACTGGTATCAAGTGACTTTTTTCCCCCCTTCTTGGCATGATACAAGACTTAGACATATCTAAAGTGCAGTCTTTGACATTCAGTGAAATGTCAGTCAACCTCATGGTAACAGCGTCAAAGTCGTTAAACAATGAACTATTCCCTGGGAGACACTTATCATAGTAAAACTGCAAATCGGATATGTCACCAGTCTTCGGTGCTGCCACAAACAGATTGGTACCAGAAAAAACTGCATCTACCTGTAATTGCTATTGAGTACTAGCGTTAACTTTGTACATATCTAACAGAAAAGTACTAACTTGCTCTAAATCACGCACTATGCTAACTAAAGGATCC